CCAATTCCAAAAGGTAATCTTCCATGATGACGAAACGTTTAAGGTTTTCGTCAGACATGCCCTGTTCCTTCATGAGTTTATACATGGACGCTGATGCTCCATCGGAGAGATGGAAATTCTTAGACCCCGAAACCTGGTCGGACGGTGCGTTGAAGAAGGCGTACATGAGAGCGGCTCCAATGAGGAGAGGTATCATTTATGTGTACGAATGTTTTTATTATACCCAATCAGTAAGAGTAATCTGAGCACTGATAGGATTAGAGTATATACTACCACCGGCACCACCTCCACCACCTCCACCACCGTCATCACCACCAGTAGTCCTATCACTGCGACCACCACCACTTGACCCACCCGCTAGCCCACATCCATGGCTCCCCCCGGAGTTAGCTTCTGTACCAAATAAACCATCCCTACCATCCCTCCCTCTACCCCCAAGAGTACCCGCTAGCCCAAAATCACCACCAGCACCACCCGTTGCATATCCACCACCACCACCACCACCACCACCACCCCCCCCTGTACCACCAGCACCTGAGGCACATGTCCCAGGTGCACCTGAGGCACCGGAACCACCTGTTATACCAGCAGAATCTGGTTCATCACCCTGTGCAGGGTTATTCGCTGTATCTGTGACTTCACCACTACCAGTATAATATGCACCTTTTTTACCCTTTACCCCACTGTGACCACTACCACCATTTTGACCCCTAGTACCATTACCACCATTACCACCATCAAAAGACGTTCGGACGTCCTTACGAATTATTTGATAAAATGTTAAATCGCTGTCGTCGTATCTTGGATTGTTTTGTACAGAACCCTTTTCATACGTCACACCACCGACAGTGACGGAACTTAATGCTCCATTACCATTTGTGTATTCATCTTCACCATATACGGCAACCCCGTTCCATCTTAAACCGTGTTTATAATGATTATTATTGAAAGAGTCTAAAGTTCTTACCCAGAAGTAGAAAGGATAATCATACACAAATTTTGTAACATCTGCACTATTATACCCCTGTGCCCCCTTCCCGCCACCACCACCACTACTACCGGCCCCACCTCCCGCGCCACCACCAGCACCACCACCTCCTCCTCCACCGGGTTTTAGAGTACCCTTATTATACAAATGTAACGTTTGACCCACTGGGTAACCCGATATCTGTACACAGTGTCCACCGCGTTCACCACCAGTACCCAGATTTCCATCACTTCCACTAAAGGTGACGGTGCTGTCGGCATTACCACCGGCAACATTTGTACCTGTTGAGCCAGACCCGGTGGTGCCGGGTGTACCACCGGCACCACCGGCACCACCGGCACCACCGGTACCTGGACCACCATAAATCTTTCCTTCATTCTGAAGTATCACGCGTACGTTTGGACTTGTAGATGGAATATTTATATCTATCGCAACCCCCGAATTGGCTGTAGTATACCGGATTACATCCGACGCAATCTTATATCTATAGGTCCGGTGTTCACCTGGGTCTGGATTGATGGTATACGTACCGCCTCCGGTAGAAATATCCACTAAATGTTCCTTGAAAGCCCCACGAAATTGTGACATTTTGAGTTCATTCTCAGTCCCCACTATCACAACCGCAGAGACTGTATTACTGAATTTATTATCAAGAACAGAAGAATAAGTAGCACTACCCACGATCGTGCCGTTTCTATAATAATTACCCAAACTTTTACCACCGGTAATCTGGTCATACATGGACCGAATTTGTGAAAATTTAAGTTTATTTCCCTCAGATGCGGCCACGCCATATCCACGAGTTGGTAATACAAAGCGATCGTTTGCCATGATATACTAAAGTAGAATAATAAAATATTTAAAAGATAACTACGAGTGTATAGTATATGAAGAGTTTAACGGCTACCTTAATAGCACCCTTCATAATTAAAAATTCACGTAAAAGAAAACCGACAAGGTCTTCTCTCCTGGATCACCCACCACCACCTGTTGTTACATCGACGGAGTGGAAGTTCGGACCCTACTCCTGGAAAGTGGTCGTAGAGGCCCTGGATGATAAAGGTGAAATGTACCGATCATTTGTTGGGTACAGTCAAAATATGAATATCACAGACAGGACGGCGTATGCGTGTGATAGATATAAGAAACCTGGTACGACATGTGGTGAACCCATCGTTGCCATGAAAGGTGGTGACTGTGATGAAATTATTTTCATGAAAGAAAAGGATAGTGATCACATTATTCGTCTACTTTTATAGTAATCTCATCCCATGATCGTACACTAATATTCGTCTCTTCACACCATGGGTATACATTTTCACCAACAAAATGAACAGCATTGATTCCATTGTTGATACAATCGGTACAAATTCCGATATTATCATCAATCATCGTATCCAGGGCTAATGAACGGCATATATCAGACTTATCAATTTCAAAGGGTGTGAAACTGTTAGTTAATATGAGATCATCGAAGACATCCGGGAAATACTTTTCGAGCCACAACTCTGTCGTTTCTCGAGATATATTCTGCCGACCCGTCACTACGTAGATTTTATCTGTATGTTGACGAAGTGTTGAAAGTTTTTCATAAGCACCTGGTATAGGCTCTAAATTTTTAAAAGCCTTACTACCATAAAATGCTCGTACCACCTTTTGAGATTCCTTTTCTGAGATTGAAAAAATATCACGATAGAGGTATGGATATTTCTCTTTCCTTGGTAATTGGAGACCACGCCACTTCGCCATAGGAATCAAGAAAGACACGAGTACCTCATCAATGTCAACAGCTATCCGGTTCATTTGTTATAAGTGGGGGTTTATTATTTAAGTATTTCATACAGAGAAGTGATAATGAGAAAAGACCGGCTGAAGTATTTGCGACTATCATGGGTACGACGATGAAATAGATAGAATAGACGAGTCCTAGTATACTGGCGACAAAGTTGATCATGAGAAATGCGTAATTGATTGCGTGTGTATCATTCGTTCTATACACATGTATGATTTGAGGGACGAACATAATTGTGATGAGTATTGAACTGACTAGACCGATATAGTTTATAATTTCATCCATACTATTCTATCACTCGTAATCTCTAATTACGATTTTATCTTCTTTAATAAGGCGTTCCATTGTACGATAATAAAATATACGTTTTAAATAGATGTCCGATTTACCAGTTATCAATCATGGTAGAATGGAACGACTTAGGTTACCAGATGAACCCGCTTTTAGTCTTAATACAGCCTGTATTGTAGTAATATGTTTAGTGATGGTGGGTTTATACAAGAGACACGTTGACATTAGTCAATCGCGTGAACGATCTTATATTTTAGGCATTTAGACGAGGGAAGATAGATATCCTTCTTCATTAATTTTTTAAATTTATTCTCTGGAATTTTAGTTTTTTTCATATAAATATCTTTGATGGCTTTCATTAGTTTGGTACAGGACTTTACTTCATCTCTTAGTTCTTGGTAGTTACCCCAGAACTCACCAGTTGAAATCTGATGGATCAATATTTGGGCATTCGGTCCCATTCGTCTTTCCGACCCACCTAGTAGCATAAATGTAGCCGCACTACAACAACTTCCCTGTGCGATGGTCATGACTTTTACTCTTGATTTTTCAATAACATTCATAGCTGCTATACCAGCGAATAGATCTCCACCTTCGCTCATGATATGTACACGGACAGATGGAACGTACCCGAACATATCAGCAGCCCTTTTGAGTACATCAATCTCGAGCTTCTTGAAGTTTTCTGTAAAGTCGAGAATACTTTCCTGAGTGATCTCACCGTAAAAGAAAATTTCGTTACCGATCGTTTTCACGGTCGTATTAACTTCTTCATTTTCTTCTTTCGATTGCATGTTTGAGACCCTTTTTTATATTTGTGACGTCTCTTTGTTTTAACTTACTTATTGTTGCGAGGTGGTTAATCACGTCAAAATCTTGAGGTGTGATATCATAGTCTAATAGTCTATCAAATCTACCAAGTTCCGCATATCTCTTTAACAGGCACATTTCTTCGATACTCAAACGATTTTTTGATTTACGCCGTATTTCGTTATATTTTTTAAAACGCATTTTATAGTTTCCGAATTTCGTCCATGCACTCCCTGACCTGATTTTCTCGGGGTCGAGTGGTACTCCTAACGACGCCTTTGGAATTCGTATACCCGAATGGATGTAATATGGAAGTAAAGCCCACTGTCCATTATAGATACTCGTATCGATCATATCGGAAATGGAGAGTGCGTCGGTAATACGGGTAATATCCGCACCCTCTGAATCAATGTAGTTTTCCTGAAGTGTGTCACATATATGACCATGTTCAGCGACCGCATCTAACCACGGAAATGGTTCATCTGTGCATAGGATATCTCTGACGTATTCTTTCGATGTTTTGAAGTCGTCGATGTTATCGTAGTTTTCAAGATAATGTAAAAAATTCCGAATACACCCCTTTGATTTTGTCGCTGCATCGAATGCACCGGGGTTTGAATTAATTTTCAACAGTTGTTCTACTGTGAGAGGTTTTATGAATATGGTCTCAAAGTTGGGTAATAGGTATGCCGATATGGACGTGACAATCAGAGATCTCTGATTAATGGTACCATGTTCAACGACATGATCGATGATATTCTTGTATACAGTTGGTTCAGCATCGTAGTCTTCAATCACTATAGGGACATATGTATCACTGAGATAATCGACCATCGTTTTCTTATATACATCTATACATGTTTCAAGATCGACAACCTGTCGAAGGAGGTGTGACTTACCGATACCAGTCGGTCCACAAAGAAATATATTCTTATTCTCTGCGACCAATTGTTTCATCCGTTCATAGGCTCTTACATGCACCGTGTCACCTTCATGATTCTTTTTTTGTGTTGTAATTTTAATGAAGCGATCCATTGATGATCTTACTAATCAGGCGATAGATTTGGTGCTGGAAAATGACGCACTACATAAACGTGTCGTCGAACCTTTAAAAAGGAAAATACTTCCATATGCGACATGTATCCTCATCTTCAACGTCATCTTGTTTATTCTCGTGATTCACCTCGTTCGACGTCTATCGATCCTGCATGACTCCCTTCCTCTGACTGGAAAAATTTACCCACTTTAGAAAATGGGGTATCTTCCGTGATGGCTGCTATTATATGTATAGGTCTAACATCCAAGATTTCGGGTTTAACAAAGTCTGTTTCATCATCCGGGTAATTCGCTTCAAAATCTTTAATGATACGAATTGGTACACAGGGTGATTGTTCAATCAACCTATCGTACTCACCCTTACACTCTTCCACAAATTTCAGACCATCCTTCTTTCTTTCTTCCCTTGGGAGGGCTAACGTCAAGCGAATATTACGAGATAATAGGCCATACGCTAACGCTGCTGTCCTATGATTTTCCATGAGTTCGTTAATTTTCAGGAATTGCATGATTGTTGCTATGAGACCGGCTATGAGGTTCATACCACCAATAACTGCGGGTACACCACCCTGTATACTTTCTGGGAACGAACTTTGTGCGAAATTCGCTGTACCCGTGACGGTTGATAATACAATAACGGGTAGGGTAAAACGCATGGACAGAGTCTTATACATCAAATAGGCTCGATGGTTCATGAACCTGTAACAGGCAGAAGCCTCACCCCATTGACGTAAAATATTTTCATGTTGGTCGTTCCATGCTTTTTTCATCGTCTATTATATATGAACATTATCTTCTTCATTCACCTGATAATTCTAATCGCTGGTGTCGTTGTGCCGGTGTTCGTGAAGGATGTTCGTTGGCTCGAGATGTACTCCCTGTTTATACCGTTCGTATTCTTCCACTGGATCACGAATGATGACACATGTTGTTTAACACAACTCGAAATATATTTTACAGGTCAGGAGAAGGCTGATACTTTCATGTCACGTGTATTAGATCCCGTGTACAACGTATCAGACGACGCCTCTGGACGCCTGATAAAACTATCTGCATTTGCCTTATGGATGCTTGTACAAGTTCGACTTGGACGTATACACTCGATAATGGGACTTAAAAGGTAATCACCTTATATAAATATATGGAGGCAATCAGAAATTCCAGGATTATCAACAAAGAAAACTACGTCAACGAGATTGAAAAGATTCATACTCGAATCGACGAGCTTCATGAAAAGCTCGAAGACGTCGACGAGGATGATGAAGAACACATCAACCAAGTAAAGCTCGACCTATACCCTGAACAGGTTGAACTTCTCGAAGATAAGGCTGAAAAACTGAAGGAACGTTTCGAGAAGGATGAAGAGCGATACGAGAATCTATTAACTGAACTCGAGAGGACTGAGACGACTGAATTCAATATCGAATATCTCAAGTCTCAACCTGATCCTCGCTTTGAACTCGAATCCATTATTCGTTCTATCACTCACATTTTAGTAAACCTAAACGAATCAAATGAATGAACACCCATCTTAAAATTGTAATGTATGATCATACATAACGCATCTGCTATATCGTGCTGACGCTCGTATGGTATATCCTTTATGTATTTAGACGCGATAGCCACACTCCTTTCTTTCCGTTGTTCGTAGTCTAGATGACGCATACCGAAATGTCTATGGACACTATGAGGGGATATTAATACAACCTTATCCATAAATATATAGTGTAAGAGACTTTCAATATTTGTCATACCAGCAGGTGGTTGACGTTCAATAAGTATGACATCAGCCTCTTTAAATAAAAACGCATAGTCTTCTATAAATAAAGAAATGATCACGGCAGTATCGTTGGATTTTCCTTTATACTTATATTCACCCAGGTCAATTTTCTTTATATAATCGATATTGATCTGAGGCCCATCACATGTTGCCATTACTAATCCCATATTCGTATATCCAATATCGACCCCTAATAATTTCATGGCTTAATATAAAGATGAAGATTAACTATAAGCTCATCAACTCACTGGTTCTCCTTTCGATTCCCGTCATCATGATATATGCTATGGTGAAGAACCCAGTCGAAGTCGAAGTCGAAGTTCCCGTCGATCGCTTCGTCCCCGTTCAGATGTCACCCCAAGTACCAGAGTACCGTGGTCCCCCAATTAAGAAGTACAAGCCCGGACGCTTCCAGCAGATCGGTATTCTCACGAATGAAACGGGTGAGACTTTACCCCTGTACGGTCGTGAAGTGCGTAATCGCCGTGATCGGTATCATTATCACACAACCACACAGGGTGATCAAATCTACCCCATCCCCGTGACCATCGATGGTCGTGAATGTACAGAGGATATCGGATGTCCCGAACTTTACGGTGGTGAGAGTGTGTCTGTCTATGGAAAGGATACACCCTTCATTGTGAAGACGTACCGGACGGATAACTATTTCTAATGAGGTCGAATTCTCTCATGATCAGGTCTGATCCAGATTTTGATAGGAATGCCTTGATTTTCAATAAATGTAACACATCATCGTCATTCAAGTATTGTAGAAAACGTCGCTTTGCTTGAATGTCACCCATTTGGTTATTTTCTTTTTGTGACTGTACGTAGGGCCATGTGTGACGACGTAGTTCTTCGAGTTCACCTCGAATATTTACAATTTCCGGTAACACTACTTCTCTTATGAGACGATTCGTTTCTTTTAAATCGTCGGTATACGACATAGATGTATATCGTTTATTTTCTTTATAAATGATATATGGACTATCAGGAACTTAAGAAGCGAGTTAAATCTTCTGGACAACGCATTACGAAAGATGTTAAGGGTAAACGTGTTCGTCTTACGTCACAAGAACTTCGAAAAAAAGTTAGACGTGATATGATGAATCGTGTGAATGACGCCAAACAGACATTAGGTATGTGTAAATCTCTGTTAAACGTGACTAAAAACCGAAGGGTCCCTGCCCCACCTCCACCTCCACCTCCACCTAGAAAGGTTCAGACGAATGTGCGTCAAAAACTCATCGCCGAATTAAAGGCAAATCTTAAACGTCGTGGTATTAGTAAAAACTAACACCAAATCGTTTCGTGATGTACTTCTTCGCCAACGGTAAAGAGGGTTGACTCCAAAGTAACCATCTCGACCAAAACCCTGGAGTCGCAATACCATTGCTACTCCATTTCTCTTTATCACTTCGTGTGACATTTAACATTCGTTTATGAACACTTTGATCACCGACTGGTACATTCCCTCCATGTCGTTGAACATATAAACGCATTCGTGTAGGATCCTTGTGGATCGTGTAATCAGAATAGCCTCGACCACCAAAGTCAACTTCACGACCATCTTGGAGGATCGCCCTGAACTTCTTTTGGGGGTTGGGACTCTTGATGAGTCCGACCTTCATTACTATAATTAGACAAGTTTATTCTGTTTGAGGATGATGTACGCAAGCATGATAACCTGGACAATTTGGAACACGGTAAGACCGAATGGCATCTTGGGGACGACCATGAGGGTCTTGATCTTGTCGACGATCACTTCAGGTCCGACCTGGTATTTTTCGGAACGCCTGTACATTTATATAAAGGAAATAAAATAATTTCATGCACCGTTGCAGGCACTGCAATAGTTTTCAACCAATTTTTTCTCCTTTCCACGCTTAAGTAAGAAAATGTGATCATACATATGAAGAAGAGTCATCGCGACGGCCAAGACAATAGCCGGTCGGTTACCCAAGTTCTTTGTCGTGACAAGAATCAGTATAAGGATCGCAACCATAATAGTCTGGGGAATAGTGATTAACATTTGTAGTAGACTGAGAAATTAAATGAAATATTGTACGGTCACCAGCTACATGTCCAAGGGTCCAGGTGTCGTGAGCGATAACATATGCTGTTCTGAGCGAAGACTTCTTCGCACACTATATACGAGGTGTATGAAAAGTGGTAATAAACCACATCAATTCACTCAATGGCTTCATCGAAAATACGGTCAATTGATTATAACGAGAAAAACCATTTATGGTGACGGGATATCTTTACCGTGTGTACTATGTAGAAAAACACTCGATAAATTTGGAGTTCGATGGTCTGCTCATGATGGCGATAAATGGGTAGATAGTGGTTTGTGTATACCAGTACCTTCTCATTCAACGAATAAACAGAAGAGAGTTTTAGGGTTTAAGTTTTAATTTGAATCGAGGTGTTTTCTACAAACTGCTTTATACATATCACTCCCTCCAATTAATTCCAGTTTTAGATCGGGTACGGTTCGTTTCGTAAATGGTCCCACATTTCCATTACTGCACATCATACAAAGTGCCGACAATTTCGTAACATCACATGCGAGTGGGATACAGTCGATGAGTTCTCCAAACTTTCTCTGGAATGAATCCGCATCGAGACCGGCGAGGATGACACTTTTATTTTCAAGGAGACAATACTCTACAAATTTTTTCAGTCTTGGGAAGAATTGTCCCTCATCGATCGCTACGATGTCCGCAATCTGAAACGCTGGTCGTTCTATGAGACTAAAAAGATCATGCACTTTGTGACAATCAAAGTGTACGTTATCGTGCGTTTTTAGAACTTCATCAGGTGAACGCGTATCCTTTGCTGAATTCACAACGATTATATTCTTATCAGTCACTTTCAGACGCTTAAGTCTTCGTATCAGTTCTGATGTTTTACCTGAAAACATATTTCCCATAATAATTGAGAGACTCATCACTCCTTACATATTATAATATTGTATTTTTTATATGGGTGATTTAC